CTAATGTAGTCCGCTACCGAATCGTTCAGCAAGTATCTCTTGCATTCGCTATATAAGCCAAGAATTCCTTCCAGAACCATTTGACTTCCTCCTATGATAGAGTCGATGTATTTTATTACATTATAATCTCTTATCGGTTTCATGTCAAATTCTCCCCCAAAGGTATCCGACTCAAAGTATACGTCTTTTATAATTCTTAAATTGTCAAAAGCAAGTTTTTCTCCATGGGCAGGTGTCGCCCGGTCTTCGTTCTGTGAATACTGGCTCCAGAATGCTGTCATCCCCATAATGGATAGCCTTGTGCGTCCGGTCGGATACGCAAATAACATTGTTGGGGTCAAGTAAGCATTCTCGGTGCTCCAGCACGTCTTCTTTTGTGATAGGATTTATATGGTGGATGATGATGCGTGGTCGGATAAGCTTTCCGTTTCGGACAACCCAGTCCGTAATCTCATGGTCAGGAACACCAAGGTCGCATCCCATGTCCCGAACAATAATTTTGTCACGAAACATCCGCCACTCTCTGGACTGGTAAAAGTCTTGATTCAGGTATCGGTCAAAGCCAAAAGTATCATGCCCAACAGCACCATGCAGTTGCAAATAACGGAACCGGTCTTCAAAGGTCGCATACTGGCAGAGCTCAGTATATGTTCTCTGATTCATCGCCATCTTCCACCCCGCCGTATTCACGCATCGCCTTGATTGCCTCCTTGTAAAGAAGAGCATTATCCTTAGTTGCCTGAATAGCATCGGCTTTTGCATGAAGGAGGGTGTTCTCTGCTTCCAGCTTTTTCTTTTCCAGTTCTGACTTAACTGTAGCCAGTTTCAGAAAATGGGTCGTTTCAGCCGAAGATGCCGTTCCTTCACGCAATCGCTTCTCCACCAGATCCATTGCCAGGGAAATCATCTGGTTTTCTCGTACTTCTGGGGACAATGTTGGCCGCATGGGAGCCACGTCTTCAGAAGCAGCTTTCTTTGTCCTCATTTTTGTCATCCTTCTATTCTGTTTTGATTTGGTTTGTACTAGAATCTTGCCTGTTTCCCACACTTTTCAATGGCTTTTGTAAGAGTTTATGGGAGCCGGTTGTGGTGTCTTTCTAATCATTTGAAAGGAGAAGAAAAATGAACAAACGACAAATGGAGGTTGTTTGAAGAGAGCACCCTCCCATAAGCTCTTACAAAAACCACCGAGGCACAGTCTACACCCTGAAACCTCGGCAGTAGTTAAAACCCAATTCTCAATTTTCCCTCCGGGGAAAAATCAAAGACCGGCGCGATTTGGGGAGGGGGTGTATTTTTCAAGCACCCCCCTATACCCCTTTTATGCTGTTTGCTCTCCAGGAGCATCGTCTTTGATATCGAGTTTGAGCTTTTTGTAGATATTGAGCGGATCATTGGCCACGATTTGGTCGATAGCCTGCTCAATTTCATACGCATTTTCTGCATCTGTGAGCTGGTCAGAGGTGTAAGCCATCCGCATCAGCAGCCCAGACGAGTTATAACCCTTGTCGGTGTCGAACCGATACCAGTCCTCAAACTGTTCATAAGGACTGTACGGGTTGTCAACAGTGGTTAAAAAGCATCGAATCATAGTTCAAAGCCTTTCTTACTTGTTAAGATTGTCATAAATCGTTGACTCAGGAACGCCACAAGCCTTTGCAATCTCTGCATAGCTATAGCCGTTTGCCAACATTGCTTGTGCTTTGCCTAACTTAGCAGAAGACAACGTTGTACTTGCTTTTGGCATTGCTCGTTTGATGATTTCATCCGACTTTGACGAGTTCAGAATCTTCATCAGCTTGGAATCAGAGATTGCACCAGCTTGAACTGCTTCCCATTCACGATCTGTGAACGTAATCTTTGTCTTGCTGCCGCTTGCACCAACAGAATCGCGTGCGCGCTGCATCTCAACAGCGGCAATTTTCTTGATTTCTTTCTTGTCCTTCTTATAGTCCAAACCTTGAGCCTGTACTTTAGCCTTAATATTCTCGTTTGCAATAATGGTAGCACGCCGTTCTTTCGGCTTATTACCAATAACCGCATTGAGCTTAGCGTTAATAGACTCAACCTCGGCTCTATATTTTTCGGCAGCATCAGGGCTTTTCTGGATGCCCTTCATATTTACCGCCTCTTTCCGCGCCTGATTAGCCAAAGCCTTCAGTTCATTTGAAAAATCGGCATAGTAATTTTCTTGAATGGTGCCAGAGGATAGGTCTCGTGCGTTAGGGTGCATGGAAATAAGACTTACTTCCGTCATAGCTTGTACTCTCTTGCCCGTTTTGGGGTCAATAAAAGTACGCCCAGACTCCTTATATATTTTTTCGCCCGTCTCTTTATCAATTCGGGCACTTCCCTTGCGCTCAGGCACTCGAACGGTCTGTTTTCTTCTGGATAAGAGCGTGGATGCGCCGCCATATTTTTCAGTGCCATCCTCTTGCACTCTGATCTGCCATTTTTGCTTCAGCTCCTGGATACCATTTTCACGTTCAGAACGTTTATAGTCCAGCTTATGCTTTTCCGCATCAATAACGACCATGGAATGCTTGACGGCACGAGCAATATCGCCTTCGGGTGCGCCGCGAAGAGTCATGTCAGTAATAAGATTGGAAATAATCCCCATCTCTTTCTGCTTTTCCTCTTTCTTCATGAGACGCACGCCATTGGGATTTCCTTCAGGCACGGCATATGCAATCTTGGGGTCGAAGTCTTTCAAATCCTTCAGAGCGGGGGTGGATTTAATATCGACTTTGCTCGACTTTGGAATCGCTACAACCGTATCGCCATCAAAATCAGCACCAGACAAACGTTCTGCAACCTTTGCGTTGATGCCAATTGCATCCTGCACATTGCCGAGATTTCTACGCCCGGACAAATTCTTGTTATTGACCGTTACAATAGGAATCTCAAAGGTTCCTGCATGAGGAAAACGAACCAATGCAAGCTGAGTGCCATCAGGATATGTAGGGCAATAGCATTCTCTCTCTCCGATTTTGGACAGTGGTAAAATAACCTTTGTCGCCTGACCCGGGAAAGAAGATGCTTTCAGGGTCATCGAGTTGCCCTCGCAAGTATCTGCGAAGTCAAGCAGCAACTTTTTCCGAATCGTCGGATTGTCATACTGCATAATCTCGTCATATTCTGCCTTGCGGTCGGCAACAGTAAGATCCAATTGCTGTTTCAGAAGTTTGACCGGCTGTTTGGACAGAAACTGCGAAGAAAGGTTCTTTGCCATGGTGTCCCAATCGCCTTCTTCTTTCAGCTTATTGATGGGCGACAGATGTTCTTTTCCGTCCTCACCAATATAGGTGCTCTGACCATTTGCCTTGATAGATGCGCCGAAAGGATTATCGGGGTCATCTTTGATAGGCTTTAAGACCTTCATTTTCGGAGTGCCGGATTTCTTGTTGGTGTTAAACGCCACATCATAACCTTCAGGAATATCGTCAGAATATACAGCCATGCCTTTCAGGTAATGACTGTCATCCACCATGATACGAACCTGCGCATAATGCGATTTTCCGAGGTTCAGGTCAGCAACACCTCTCCGAATCTCGATAACGCCATCCTTGTCCAGACCACCTTCATCACCATAGCGAATATAAACACGGTCAGAACTCATGCTGCTGGGGCGCTGAAGCTTCTTGAACGTTTCGCCACCATCTTCAGAATGATACTCGCCAAGAGACTGGATCTCATTCTGATGCTGATATGCATATTTCTGGTCATATTCCGGCTTTGCCAGAACAGTGATGTTGGTCTGCTGGTTAATATTTGTTGGCTGACGGATGCCAACGCCATAACGCTGATATCCGTGCTCTGCCTCTAAAACAAATATAGCATCGTCCAAATCACCTTCTGAAACGCCCAGAACCAGATTTGTGCCTTCGGAAACATCGATCATGCCCTTCTTATCGACTTCCTTACGCAGGGTCTCGGCAATTTCTTTGGTTCTGGTATATTTATCAGGCTTGTCGTTCTTCAGCATCGAACGAACCGTGGATTCAGATAAACCCATCTCACGACCGATTTCTGTGGGGCCGAGCCCATCCTGCGATAAGGCACGTGCACGGTCGTATTTGAGCTGTTGGCGTTCGTGAATGGCTCTACGTTGTGCCATACGGAACTCGGTAGCACCCATCTTATATTCTTCGGGTAAAGAATCGTTAATGGTCTGGAGAATATCCTTCTCCTTCATACCGCTCTTCTTCAGCTCCTCAACACGTGACAGAAAATCGCCTGAACGCTGATACGGATTCTCGCCAGAACCCCACGGATATCTGCCCGAGTGGCGCTTGGTGCCATAATGCTCCAGGATACTGTCTTCCGGTGCGATACCGAAATATCCTCGAATATCTCTCTCTACCGGATTCATGCTGTCGCTCCTAACTTCAGTTCAGTAATGATTTTGTTGAACTCGATAATTTTGCTAATGATAGGATCGATGTCCTCACAAGTCGGATTCACAATCCAAATATCATCGTTCTGGTAGATACGGTTTTCGATTTGAATATCGCGAGGCTTAACACCATACTCCAAGCAGAAAAGTGCATCATAGATGAAGAGCTGTTCCATGTGTGCCGGTACCAGACCGGTCTTCAAATCGTGGATGCGCAGGAAGTTGTTTGCAAAATGAATTGTATCGGCTGTGCCATAGCAGTTCTCTGAATAATAAAGAACCACTTCCGGGGTCATGCAAAAGCCAATTGCATCGTTGACATAGGAGTTGAGCGTCTTCTTACTCCGAGGAAGCTTCTGTCCTAATGCAATGCTTTCTGCAGCATATGCATGAAGCCGTGTTCCTCTCTCCTTCGCCTGATAGTTTACAAAGGACTCTGCAATCCGGGCAGCATCATAATTGATCCAATGATACTTACTCGCCCCCAGAAAAGCGTGCTGGCCTTGCAGTCGTGAATGATCGTTCCAGTTCATCCAGTATCTCCTCCTTGTTCTCAGGATAAATAAAAGAGGCATAACTCATCTCGTTCATCTTGGCTACGTAGTAGTCTTGATTTGGACGATGCGATGCCTTCCCTGTCTTCTTTCCTTCGAGTGCTGCCCATCTATCTCGATATAAAACCAAGAGATCCGGAATCCCTTGAATTTCATTCGGGTCAAGATGAACGACCATGCAGCCGGGAAAGCGTTTCTTCAGGTCTTTCACCAATCCTGTTTTGAATTTGTTCTCTAGCATACAAACCTCCAAAAATAAAAGAGGAACAGCATGTTTTTACGCACACTGTTCCTCCCATAAAAGAGCAAGAAATTTACGCGGGGATATTTGGTAATATTTGTCAATCTTTTAGAAGGATAAAAATATAAGGACTGCCACAATCGTGACAATCCTCAAACTTTCGCCTTACAGATACCAAGTAAAGGGAGCTTCCTCGTACATTTCAGGAGGACCTGCCCGCTTCTCTGCATTCGGATACATATATTCGCCATAATCATTTTTCAGGCCAGTTTCATCATCCCAATAAGGCATAGGCCAATCAATGTCGGAAATATCATAGACCTTACCGCAGATAGGACAACGCCACTTTTCCTGATTTCGTACCTTCCTCATCCTGACGCCATTACATTCGCACCAGGGCTCTTTCACATGAAGTTCTGTATCGCCATTATAATAGCAGCGCACCAAATTATTTGCGCTGTCCAACGTAGTCCACTCGTGATAACCAAACTCATTCTCATACTGGGCCATAAACGGAATTTCACGCTTTTTCATAACTTTGCACCTCGTAACTCAATTATATAGTTTTTGTTATTCTTTTACAAGGTGAAAGTGGTGGCCCTCTTGGCCAATTCGAGCAGAAAACTTGCTGTGGCCAAAAACCCATTTTTATTTCCAACTACTATATATAAAATTTTTAATTTTTTTATTAAATTAAGAAAAAAAGTGGGTTTTTGGCCAAACAACATATTTTTAACGTATCTACGTCAAAAGTTGTGGCCATTTTTGCAAAAATTTTTGGCCACAAAGTGGGTTTTTGGCCATAAAATCGCCATTTTTTCACGCATTGACAACTATTGACATAAATTCCACGAGAAAAAATGGCCAAAAATTCACACCGTGACAATCTTTGACAATTATTGACATCAAAAAGAAAAGGCCCTGAAATTGCTCCAGAGCCTCCCTTTTTCAGCGGATGATGCCTAAATTTTCAAACATTGCCATGACAGAAACGTATATCATGAGTGCTGCAAAGATGAGCAGCATAATGAACAGGTAGCGCCTTCTCTCAGTTTCCTCTTCCTGCCGTTTCTTCTCTTTCAATGCCATGCGCATCATGATAATTTCCTTCAAGTCCTTAGAAAATCTCATCCAGAGCACACCCTTTCTGTCCCAAGAATATCAGTCTTTGATCATGATGTCAAGGTTGATAATGGCCACTATCCGTCTGCAACGTTCTCCTTTGTACCGGAAGATTACAGCAGGAATCATCGTGTCATACTGGATTTCGCTCACGGGTTTTTGAACAGTCGGATTGGTGCCATGAATGCGCACCCAAACCTTACCATCGTCGATACTCTTTTGGTCAATGCCACAAATATCATGCATCGCTTATTGCACCTCCTTCCGCATCAAATATCGCGCAGAGATATACAAGAACTGCTTCAACGGCATCGCCTGCCGAGGAGTATCGCCCAACACTTCGTAATAAAGCGGCCCATGCGTCTGCTTCCGAATCACTGCATAGTCTACCGCCCGACGAAGGAGCCTGTCCATCGCAATGGTGCTTGTATGATACTTCACGCACAGCTTTCGGTTAATGTCCACAATGGTTGGCGATTCGTTGTTCTGCAGAGCGTTTTTGAGAATATCGATAGCATCGATGAGAGCATCAAAACCGCTCATCCAAACAGGTACACCCATGCTATCTACAAATTCATATGTAGTCATTTAGCTTTCATCATCTTCTTTCGGTATTTTTCGCCAAGAGCTACTATGTGAATATAAGTCATGGGCGTAAAATGCATACCCATCTCCTTATTGATTTCACAAATGGTGCTCCTGATTGAGCTTTCGACCTTCTGCGGCGGAATTTCATGCTTCCGAGCAATCATAACATAAATATCCGTCAGGCTTGCAGGCGTGAGTAAGCCAGACACCATCTGAACACCGATTTCCACAGCCTCGTCAAGGTAGGTCACGACCGCACCTCTACGTCCGGCAGAATATCCGTGTGGAAATAGAGCTTATAGTGGTATGGATCGGTATGAGTGCCGGTGATATCCTCAACAACATACATGGTGTACTCGTTCAGGTAAATATAATTCTTCTTATACTCGTTCAGACCGGTCTTCACCGTACACACAAGTTCGTTGTTTTCATTGTTCGAGATGGACATAGCACCTTCCATTTCAAGGATAACGTTGTCCGTACGTGCGTTATAGACCGTGATCCGGCGCTCAGCTTCAAAGTAGTTGGCCTGCTTAGAAATGTTCCGATTCACCTTATCCGCTTCGGAGCAGCTGCACAGAACCACACAGCCGACGAGCATCATCAGACATGTAAAGACACAAATAATACGATTTTTCATAGTTTCACTCCACTTCCTTACTGATTTTCACGAGTTTAATGGCGAGCCGCAGAAGAAGCATCTGGATTTCCTGGGCGTTCTTGAGCATTGCCGAAATATCCTGCGTTGACGAATGACTTTTTACTGTCAAGGACACCCAGGTATTCGGGTCAAACGTTTCTGCATAGCTCACCAGCATATCCACAAAGTCCTCGCCATTAAGATTGATCATAAATGTTCCTGTTGAGGTAGTATGGTAAATATTTACACCGGCTTTAGTTCGGAACATTCCAAAACCGAACTCATCAAGTGCGGCAATATACCTTTCATCAATTTCTTTCATAGTTACTCCTCCACACTTTCCTTTCCCGTCTGGTTGTCCTTCGGCCAGTACGTGTAAATATCATCGAACACCACCGGGATCTTGCTCTGAAGCTCCTTCAGCAGCGGACACATCAGTTCTCTCATCTGAGGATGGGCCGCCACAGGAGTACGCAGTTTGAAGATGTTGCGCCACTCACGGTAGTTGGCCGTCACCACGATCTCGGTCTTCAAGCACAACGGCAGCACACAACGGGCCTGTTCGGGACGATAACCGTTCATAAGCATCAAAAAATAAGTTTTTTCTGCCAATTCGCAGGATTCTACCCATTTACGATAGAACAGGCGATTCTGCTCTTTATCGATATAAAACGGCTCCACAACGGTAATGCTGCCCTCAAACTTCTCCTTCGAGTAGTTGCAGTACCGGGTGCTCTCCTGCGCAAAAGAAGCAATGCGATGCCGCACCAGCTCGTTAGCCACGCCACGGTCACAGGTAAACAGCACGGACAGCTGAGAATGCTCCAGCATAGCCTCATGCCCCTGCTTCACCAGAAAGCCCACCAGCTTCTTTGCCGACTCACCGTCCGGCGTGATCTTGTCCTCGCTCTTGTAGCAGACCCGGGCCACCCGCTCGATCTGCTGGAGTTCCTTAATGCCTCCCTCAGAAATATCAGTGAGGATTTCGTACTTAGGTTCAACGATTTTCATGAATTGTTTACCTCCATAATATTGTTTGTATCGTTCAAATTCAGGCCATCTCCCCTGACTTAACTTCACGGACTACCCGGTCAAACTCTTTGATCTTTTCGATAATCGAATCGATGTCCTCAAAAGTAGGATTGGCGATCAAAACATCATCGTTCTGGTAGATGCGGTTTTCGATTTGAATATCGCACGGCTTGATACCATGTTTCAAACAGAAAAGTGCATCATAAATGAGAAGTTGCTTCATATCTGACGGCTCATGCTTGCTTCTCAGAGCATGGATGCGCAGAAAGTTGTTTGTGAAGTCGATTGCATCAGCCACACCATAGCAGTTCTCGGAATAATAAAGACCCACCTCAGGTATCATGTGAAAATCAATCGCGTCATTGATGTAAGCGTTGAGTGTCTTCTTGCTCTGAGGGAACTTTCGTCCAACTCTAATACTTCTCGCCGCATATGCGTGCGGATTCTTGATGCTGCTCTCAGGTTCAACGATTTTCATAATTAAATCTCCTTTTCATCAGTGAATCCACCATTTCGAGCTGACTAAGGCTCTTTCCGTTGCCCCTTTGTGGAACTATGTATCCGAGATGAGCCATTTGTTTATGGTCACAGGATTTCACTTTGGGACACTTCTGGCATTTTGGAGCAAGAATGGTAATCGCTCCAAAGTCTTCGTTCATAAACTATCCTCTCGCTTCAACTTACACTCCCAGTCGCCGCAGATATCTCCGCAAGCGAACTTCTTCGCAATCTTCATGCCTTTACGGATGGCCTCCTGCTTGTCGATCGCCCTGACTTCAAAGATCTGATGCCCACCGCCATTGTCTATGCAGGAAAATATAAAGGTGTGTTTCATATATTGGCTATCCTTTCTGCTTCGGGATCTCGTAAAATTGAATCCCATTTCCTAACAAGACTCCGTAAACCACGGTCATCCACCAATGGAGTCATCGTTGTTTCATCGTATTGCAATATAACACTGCCCTCATTATGGCACCCGAATCCGCATCTTGGACATACTATCACGTATTTAATTTCCAGTTTCGTGCCAGTCATTACCGTATCAGACACAGTAGGCTTTGCCTTTGCGTAACATACCGGACAACATCTCATAAGAAATCCTCCGTAATAGCTTGTACGAATATATCGATTACTTCGTTCAGGAAAGCGACCACGCGATATGGCCAACCATCAAGCTTGCTATTAGGCTTGCAGTCTTTTTCCTGAATATCAGGAGATATCATTGACCTCTCATATACAGTGACCTGCACAGCAGGTGTACGAATTGCTGCATACGGAATATTATCTACCCACAAAATTGGTTCCTCACAACATTGAACTTCTTGGGCGCAGATTTGCCGAATATCTTTTGCACTGTATGCTCCAGCTTGTGCTATTGCACTTAAGGCCTTGAAAAACTGCTCAACATCATCCATCTGTCATACCTCACAGCAAAATCCGAAATAGCGTAAACCAGATCACCTTCAGCGTAACCACAATAATGATCAGCCACGCGCAGATAACTATGGTCAAAGCCAGCACATGTCCAAAGAATGTGCCAATCTTATCCCAAATATCAGGTCTCTTCATCTCAATTCCTTTCTACACTCGATTTCATCTGCCGAAATATCGTAATCAAACGCCAATTCTGTTTTGGAAAAAATCTCTTTATCCTCTTCATCCGGTTCATTCCCGACGGGATATGCTAGTAATTCGATATTCTTGTAGTAGAACACCTTATAAAACGTCTTCACCCCACACACCTCCTCACAGCATCCACCCGGCACTCTGCAGCGTTCAGCTCGAAAATAGCAGCATCCACAAATTCCGGGTCACAGTTCTCGAAGTGGTTCCGAGCCACCTCCAATGCCTGCAAAGCTTCCCGCAGGGTATTGACCGTCGTCGGAATCGGCTCCATGCGGAATATCTTTTTGACATACTCAGCGATTTTTCGCAGCATTTCTACACCTCCACATCTTTGTGACCTGACGAGCCGTGAGCCAGCCCTCAACATCATCATGGCCAAGTAGCTGCGCACCCATCACCTCGATAAGCCCATGCTCAAAGCCATAGGAACCCCAACCCCAAATGCCATCCCAGATACGATTTCCAGCAGCATCATATGCAATAATTTGCTCACCACCATCATGCCGTCCGCCAGGAAGAAACTCCTGATTGTCCGGTCTGTCCATCTCTGGCCAACGGCGTCCATAAGTATGCAGAACCTTAGCGTGCTTCAGCAGAATATCAAGCTTCTGCATCTCGGTCATGTGGTTCCAAACCCGGAGCTTCCAGGTTTTCTTAGACATGTTTCTCATTTCTGCATTTCCTTTCGTCAGCCTCCATGGTCTTTGCGATTTTATGCTGAATATAAAGCACACAGCCAGCCTGACTATCACACCCGAATGAAGCCAATAGTCCAGCAATAGCATTCAAAGAGTTCAAATCCTCTTCAGCAAATATCATTTAGCGTTCACCGTTCCTCCTGATACTCTACAATTTTGGTCACTTCACTCTGAACCCAGTGTAAGAAACCACACATACCCGAGTAACCGCATTCCGCCAATGTGTCCGCGATATCGCCCAAAATATCCATATCGGTTCTTGTGAGATTAACTTGAGGAATAACTTCAATATTCTCCTCTGTGATAAATGGGGTATAGTCTCCACAATGGCAACATTTAATGTTCATACGTTGCATGTAAGCATCTCCTCCGATGATAAAAGACAAAGAGCCGCAGATTTCTCCACGGCTCTCAGCATTTTACTGGCAATACATTTTGCCGATCAATGTCCAAGCTTTTTTGCTGCACTCTATAGAGTGATACATATGCCATCTCCACATGGTGTGCTTATAAGCATTTTTCTGATGCTTATCCCACCATGTGTACATTGCAATATGGTACTCCCATAACGCAATTATCACTCGAATCTTGATTTTATCAAACATAATAATCACCTCCATAAAGGAGCCTGTTATTTTCGCGTCTTCTCTTCAAACTTCACCGGCTTTACCGTACCTTCCCGCGCACACTCCGTCAGGCACTCGTTGCAGGGCTCGTCCGTCTCCAGCACCTTGAAGTTCTTGCACTTCGGGCAGTAGGTCGCATAGTCCACTTCGCGCATCCAGTCATTCATACAATAATTCCTCCCATTTCGTCCCAGACAGGATGCAAAACCATAATTTCCTGGTCACAATCGGGGCATCTTAAAAATGCTGCGCCAGTTGCATCAAGTCTTACCTTTTCAGGATAGCAAAGCTTCAACCCACGAGAAGTCTCCTTAGCCAGTGTTTTTCCGCAATAGCAGTGCACATTTTCATCTTCTTTTTTCTGCCCTTCTTCGGCATTTGGACTTACAGGAGGAGTCCACCGCTCTATGCCGCCGCAATGGGGACAGGTAAAGGACACTTCATTTTCACCCGTCCAGTATCCTGCCGCTTCCGCAAATACGTGATGGCAGTATTTGCACTTCCACGGATACGCAACCCATTCCGACTTTTTCTTTTTCGCCTCTTTCTGCACTTTCATGCAAAACCTATCATCCAACTCCGGATGGGTCTCCCGCTGGTTCAATGCCCACAGCAGGTTCCAACAAGCTGCTCGCAGGTGGTCCTCATCATCCATACCGACCATATACTTTGCCAGATGCCGAGAAGCACTGTCCAGCAGCGAATGCAGCGGGATACCCTTATCCACATTGTGCTCACCATACTTCATGGCACCTTCCTCGCAGTGCTTGCTGACCTCCATGATGCCATACCAAGGCAGAAGGTCCATCCGTCCCTTCCCTGCGTGCATATCACGCTTGGCACCGGTTTCAAATTCGGTGCGGTCGCCAGAGTCTTTAATCATAAAACATCAATCCTTTCTTACTTAATGAGGTTCACATGATGCTGGTAAACCTCAACAACATCTCGCGGATGGTTCTTTTTTCCAAAGAACATTGCAATATGTGGGTAATTATCTCGTCCATCGTTGCGGCAATACAATTTTGTGGGAACTTTGTAACGAGGCAACGCTTCTTCGGTATACATGATTTTTATAAGTTGAATCTCATGATACGTCGCCTTCATCTTCTGAATAAGTTTCTTCTTGCTTTTTCGTGAGATATTTCCCATCAGCAGAACCTCCTGATTCTCCCCTGCATAACCTTGTTGGGAATATCCAGCCACCGGATTTTGCATTTGTCCTTGTAGTCAGGGCGCATCTTCTGCAGAATCATCTTTAATGGCTGCCTCTTAATTTCTTCAATCAAGTCCATGAGACAAGCCGTTACTTTCTCGAAGCATTCTGCAATCGCATTTAGGACATCTGCTATTTTCTCACAGGTCGTCGCAGTAAGCCTTAAAGAATCATAAATATCATGCTCCATAGAATTTCCTTTCGTTGAACTGTTTCTTTTGCATCAATGCTCTGGAAATGGCCACATCGATACCGCTACGGCTCTTCAGGTGGTAGAACCAGAGATCCTTGAAAGGTGTGTTCAGCCGGTCAATCCGCCCAGAAGCCTGCTCCATGACCTTATAGGAGTAGTTCTGGCTATAAAAAATAATGGTATCCGTCTTGATACAGTTCCAACCTTCTGCTCCAGCGTTGTACTGTACAAGATAGACCCATTTATCCGTATCCGGTATCGGTTGATGCTTGTGCCCATTCCACTGAGCCACCTCCACACCGTTGTCATAGGGCAGATGCAGGAGAATATCCAACTCATAGTCAAAGTTATAGAAGATGATAACTCTCGGGTGTGTCATGCAAATATCAAGCACTTCCTGTTGCCGAGATTCATCCGCATTGACCACCCTCCGCAGGCTGGAACAGAACTCACTTGCTGTTTCAATAGGCCGCCCTTCCCAAGGATTCCACCGGCTCATGCAAATATCTTTGTACTTGCGCTGGTCGAACTCGACGTAGATGTTCTCATGATGCGGTATCGTCTTCCGCTCAAAGTCCATATCAACCAGAATCCGTTCCCGCAGACGTATCAGCCTGCCAGTGTTCAAATATCTGTCAATTTTGGGGTACTTTGAGAAGCGACTATAGACCACGTGCTCATTATTGAACTGTGTCCGGTTCCGGTAGAATCCATTTGCAATGAACACCGGAATATAATCGGTCCAGCAATCGCCAGGCGTGGCACTCAGAAGAATCCAGTCGTTTTCCCTCGTAATACGTAAGAAATCCTTCACCCACGAGCCATTGCCCACAACACGCTGCTCATCGAATATGAAGAACGCGCGTTTGATGCCAATGTACTTGCCGATGTTGTTCCAAGAATCAATTACGACTTTGTGGTTGTAAAGGTCAAGGCTCTCATCAGTAGACATGAAAAAGGGAGCGAGTTCTTCGTCCCACTCCCCTGTGTCGCGTTTCCGAGCTGTTGTAATAATGTAAAGGTCTTCGGGCTCAACCATCGGAACGTACTCTTCTGTGTTGAGCTTTCCATCGAACATCTGGTAATAAAATGCCAGCCCCGTTCTGCTTTTTCCGCTTCCCACCCCACCACACAGAATACAGCCCAGCCTCATTTTCTGGACTGCTTCGAGCTGGTAGTCGTAAAGCTGAACTCCCGCCATCAGAGTAATCACCTCATTTCTTCGTGAACATGAATGGCTTCAGGATAGCAATGGTTCTCGTAGGCCAACAGGGCAATTGTAGCTTCCTCTTCATCTGCACCCTCGCCAAATATTGTGTACGCGAATATCTCTTTACCATTGTAAGTAAAGACTTTCCAACGTCGTTTTTCTTTCATCCTGATACTCCTTTGTCTTATATGTGTATTTTCGGACACTTGCAGGTCATACAGGATTCGAACCTGTCATGCTCGCCCTAGCGAATGACCCATATAAAAGGAGCCGCAGATTTCTCCACGGCTCCCGAAATTATTGCGATTACTGCTTCGGCTTCATACACACAATATATCTTTTACCGTCCTCGTCCTCAAGCAGACCATAGCAGCGGCGAAACATCCTGGTGTATTTCTCGATCATCTCATCCGAAAGAGAGCCAAAGTCATCTTCGGTCAAGCCTACAATCAGAAATGTACCAACCACATAGTCGTACATCTGAGCGTCAGCGTTATAAAGCGGCCGGTTGAACTCCAAGCCCATGAGTTTGCCCTCATCGTTGCAAATAAGAGCAACTTTGTCGTCCCACGGGTAGGTTGCTTGAATCAGGCCGCCAACCTCTTTCTGCAGAGATTCCAATGAGCCATCAATGTCGATGACCTCCGGTCGGCACATCGGTTTGATACGCAATACTTTCATAGTTCTTCTCCTTTATTAAAAATATAAGTCTGAGCTGCTGCCTCTGAGAACGCCATTTGCGACGTGGGCACTCACCGGCTGGACCATTCAACGGAAGACTAACTCCTGCACTCAGAAATATTATTTAATAAATTTCGAGGTTTGCGATGCGCGCATCGCGACGCTTCTGCTCGATGATGTCGGGAGCAACATAGCTGACATTCACCAGATAGGACGGGATGCCGTAGTTCTTTGCAGCGAGGTTCTCGATGATGCAGCCACGGTAGCCCTTATCCTCATCGTAAATGCCGATGAAGCGATCGGCCTCGGACAGTTTCTTGATGCTCTCGCCGAGATACCAAAGAGCCATATTGGTGTTCTCAGGAGGATCATCCTCGAAATAAGTCGGGATAACTTCCAGTTCTTCGCCAAAGACAGCCTCTGCAATCTTGTGCATCTGCTCCATGGATGCTTTAATGGCGTATTCCGTGCGGTTACGCATAGGAACACTGATAAACAGTTTCTTCATGCGCTCCTCCTTAGTATGGCAAATCGTTCGGATCGTTAGGCTCAGCCATCTCGCGCTGCTCATACTTAGCAGCATACGGGTCGGCATCTGCGTCCTGCTCTACGTAGAGAATATCCGCGTACAGCGTGTACTGGCCGGGGTTGTTCCGGTTCTCATACAGGTTAGCCTGCAGGTTTACGTTCTTCACACGGATATAATCCAGCTGACCGATGTTTTCAGCATTGCAGGCAACCTTGCGGCCAGTGGTGGTGATCCAGAAAACCTGCGGAGGCCACTTGGAGTCCATGTTGACCGTCACCGGAACGTAGAAGGTCGGTACGAACGGCTCATCGTAGGTGTAGTTGGGGTTCGGCTTGGTCTGCTTGACGTTCAGCCCCATTTCGATGAGCTGCTGAGCCTGCTCCTCCGTAGGGATGACCACGTTCACACGCCGCCGGGACGAGCCGTAACGGTCGCGGTTCGGGTCGCCGGAGAAATTGGTGTCGAAAATAAACCGGGTATTGTCAATGTTTACCTTTGCTTTCATAATAGAAACTCCTTTACTCTTTTTCTTTAGTGCATCGCTGCACTCATTTTTGCCAGCAGCCCCGCGATACCATCCTTGGTCTGTGCAGCCACCTGATTCAGCTCTTTCAGCACCTTGGCATAAGCGCCAGCATCCTCGTTGGTTTCATCCGGCTTACACCACTTCTTAAAGACCTTATGGAACCGGGTATCATTGCCCGCCATTTTCTTCACGATAGCCATAGCGAGGCCCTTTTCCTTATCGAAAATATCATCAGGCCCACACTTCACCACAGTCTTGGTGCCATCCGACCACAGAACAATCGTTGCCGGATTGTTGAAGATGACCTTACGGATGTTGACATTGCACATACCAAACCGCACAATATCATTCTTTTCGGCACGCTCCGTAGACTGGCGGGAGTAGTCAATTGCCATCGCGGTATAAATAGCCCTGTCAATGTCAATTCCCAGGTTGTTTGCCGACACCCTAATCACGTCTTTGCTAGGATTCCAGGGAAGTTTTTCCATTTATCTCACCTCATAATTTCTTGCAGCTTCGTCCTGAATATCACCCCACGGCAAGTCAGGCTTTTGCCAAGGTGGCATTCCACCATCGTCCGATACAAACCATTCCAGGTCGCCGTACTGAGCAATAGTGTCCGCCGCCTCATCAACCATCTTGTCGAAATAAGAGCGGTCAATGCTATCCTCCAGATGAAGGTTATAGACCATCTCGCTTTCCAGCCAGCGGTAGTCTTTGGCACCAGTGACCGAATTGTATTTCGTTTCACCGTCGTCTCGGACGCCCGCTTCTCGCATCAGCAGCGCTCCTCCGCATCCGGGTTTGATGGGACAGAACTGACCAACACGCCCCACGAAAATATAATTGTGCTCGTCTTCGGGCAGAGCCTCGTTTTTATCGAGGTAGATTGCACCCTTAGATACCGACTTGGTTTCACAAAGGTCGTCGAACACAATATCTTCGTGGGAGAAAAGCGTCTTGAACACATACGGCACCTGAAACTGAGCACCAGTCGCAGTCCAATGACCGCCCTTCTTCTCGTTCTTTTCAGGAATATAGCCGTACTGTGCCTTTGCTGTATCTGCATCGAGATACTTTGCGATATAAACGGCGTTGTTCACAAGGCACATTTTTTCGTATGTAGCCTCATGCTCAAACGTGTACCCGTACTTTTTCGCAAAATCCATGCAGAAGTCAATGATTTCAGGCGTTGCATCCGGAATCTTGATAGAATCCGTCTTGATGTGTGCCACCGTGAAACCACGCTGCTGCACCTCGTCCTGCAGAGTGCGCATAAATAAAGCCCCTCGAAGCGCCACAATGTTATTGGCGTTCTTGGGGTTGCGGAATGGATTATCAAAGGTTGCACTGGTTAGACCGTAAACCGAGTTGATAGCGATTTTCAGAGCTTGTGCCAATGCTTTCGTCTGTGCGGGGTCATCCAAATATTTGGACAACTTACCGCCAAAGAGCTTCTTGGCCTTGTCGTACTCACCATGTTTTACATAGATACGTACATCCATCAGGTCATTGAAGTTCTTGGTGTAGTCGCCAAAGTAGTTTAGAGCGACGGCTGAGTGCGGGTGCAGAGAGGCAACATCCAGCAGGGCGATGTTGTAGTACATACCGGGTTCGGCATAGACATAACCGCCCAGTCCAAGGTCAGTACCACGAAACATATTGTGCATCCGACCATCTTCGCCTCTGACCCACTCATAACCAGGGAAGGCGTTGATGATATTCTTGTCGGTCAGAATATCAGGCTCGACTTCCACCACCGAATCGGACTTACCCGTAGCCAAATCCGTATAGACCAGCTGAGGGTGCTTTTCCTTGCCGAAAATAATGCGCGTGGTCAGGCTGTTGGTAGTATCGTTGACGGTCATCCCAGCGACATCTGCCAGAATTTCACGCGCAATAAAGTCTGCCTGCCGCGCGTTAAACACTGCTTCGGTGGCGATAACGTCATTGTCGCAATACTCCGCGACCTGTTCCCATTTCTCTTCGGGCACCGGCTGGTTCCAAGGTAAGCCAAGCTCCTGATGATGGATACCCAGCTCAATCTCGAACTTTTTCAGGCTCTGTTTCTTCGACGAGAAGTCGAAAATATCCGTGTAGGACAGGTTATAGGCCTCACCAAAGAAGCCCATATGGTCATTGATAATACGGTTCGACAGTGCGTACAGCTGCTCCGTATTCCAGCCGAGCATGCAAGCCCAAAGCATGTGGTTATCGTATTTGCGGTTATTAAAGCCAATCAGACGATATTGTGTCAACTTCTCAATATCCGTAGGGCTAGGATTGATCAACCGATTTACCGGCTTATCCTCTCCAGCGAACTTCCAGTTGACCAAGAAGAGATTTGGGAACACTTCACAGTCAAAAAATACGATGGGTGCTTTCTCACCGTCATCGGCCTGCGATTCAACATCTTCTCTTGACTTGAAGTGCATCTTCGCCGTGATTTTCAGACAGGCATCGGCCTGGTTCGTGCTGTTTACGGCAAAGGCCAGAATCGCATTACGCATGTCGTCCACATTATAAGGAATCCCACTCTCGTAGGCTTCATCCATAATATGAGCGATAAAGTCAATGCTGGGTTTAGTATAGGGACTGATTTCTTTTGCGAGGGCTTTCTTAATGAGTACCCGCAGGTGCTTCTCATTTTGAATCTGCTTCACATCGACCATTGCTTTTTCTCCCTTCAACGGCAAGCCGCTGCTGATTTTGGCAATCGGAATATCATTGCACTTGGTCAGCATTCTTCTCAACGAAGAATTTCCGGTGAACACCTTGACCTCAATATGCTCATCGTATACACGGCTCAGTTTGCTTGCGTCCCCTGTGTAAATATAATGCAAGTGGATTCCTGCACCAGATTTACTCAGTTCTGCGTAGGTAGCAGGCCACTTGGACGCTGCCTCCAGATTTCGCTCAAAGCATTTCTTACCATCGTCGCCCGGAATATCAAAGTCAATGACGATGTGGGTTTCAGGGACTTTGACATAGTGGAGCTTAGAAGTAAGAATATCTTTGAGCAGCGTTTTGACATTCTCCCACTTTTGCGTAGGAGTGCCATTTTCGTTCGCATACTGCGCAGGACAGTCCTTGCAAATATCATCAAAGAGAGAATGCTGTGGTTTCAGATCAATCCATGACTTGGATGGCTCCTCCTTTGAAGCTGCTTCTGCAGGTGCGGGGTCGGCAAATTCTTTGAACTTGTCTGCCTTGAATCCACTGTAGTAGCTTCGCACTCGTTCGCCATTCACATCTTCTGCGCGTTCCTTATAATCCGCAAAGTAGTTCATCAGCTCTTCACGGAATGCACGCATCGAATACGGATAGACAACCTTTGCTCGCTGGTTATACTCGTCATACATCGCCCATGCTCGCTTCAGGGAAATACCGTCTTCTTTCTTGAAAATATAATACCGGTCGAGCATGAAGTTATAGAAGTCATTGGAAGCGCCAAGCATTCGTGTCGGAATATAATCGTCATAGCGATGCTTATTTGCCTCATAGACCTCCTTGCAGTGCCACGCAATACCGCCAAGCTCGAAATCGGTCTTAGCGTAGAGTTCAGAATATCTTTTCTGAGGAACTTTCTCACCTGTGGGCACCACATCAATCAATCGGCGAATCAAACCGGACTTCGCATCGGTGATTTTGACAGGCTTGTTTGTGGCGAGAATCAGGAAGCTCTTGAATTGATTGGCGTAAGCGCTGCGGAACTTCTCATTGACCATCATGGTCTCATGAGACACCAACGAGTTCAGACGAGTATTGTCCTCGATTTTGGACAGGTTACCTTCATGCTGAATTGCGATCAGAGGGTTCGCTTTAAAAGCTTCCAGTGAGAACGCATTAGATGCCGAACCCAGTGCCTGGGAATCGAATGCTGCATAATATCCAGTAAAGAGCTTCTGGATGATGTTCAGCACTGTGGATTTACCACTACCGGGCGGACCATAGAGAACCATGAACTTCTGGATTGTCTTGGAATCGCCATTGACAATAGAACCGATACACCACTCGATTTTCTCTCGCTCCTCTGGAGAATAAAGTGTCTGCATCAGCTCATCATAGGCGTCAATGTTCCCCGGTTCCAGCACATAAGGGAGTCTCTTGGATGCATAGCTTTCCTTTTTGACCGGAGTGTTCGCAAATATCAGCTGCTCATCCAGCGTATGGTAGTTGTCCCGCATCTGACGTTGGCAATATTTGTGCCAGTTGTCAATCATACCAGACTCAGCGTCCCACATGTGGAGCACCCGGTAATTATCTAGATGCTCTTTGTGTTCGTTCGCGTAAATATCCAACTCATGGTCAATCAGTTGAAGTGCATCCTGTTCGTCAATGCTCCACAAGCCTCGCTCTTCCAGCCAGATGGCGTAGAAATCAGAACCCCGAATCATCAAGTCCTTCGACTTTTTGATGATGAATTTGGGATAGATTTCGATTACACCGCGTTTTCCCGTGCGCGTTGCAATCATCAGGAAATCAATCATTGGTAACTGACTTCCTCCTTTCTACGAGGTCTGTATCAGACATCTTTTTTCGTGACACTCGCCTTGCCATCGCAGCAAATGTCCTTTTCAAACTGCATCTCTGCGAGTTCTGCTTCGGCAGCATCGGCGCGTTCCTTTTCAGCCTTGCGCTTCTTCTCGCTTTCATCCAGCATCTTGCAGGCAGTCCAGAACAGACCAATGGTGCCTACCAGCAGCAGGTTCTTGCCGAAAAGCTTGCCCCTCTGGCGGTGAATCACCTTCTGGGCGGCATCCAGTGCCAGCTGAGTCTGTGCGAGTTTGTAATAAAGATTGCCTTCCATTGCTTTATCCTCCTAAATCACATGTTGCTTTCGTTGAGATACGCCATCAGCTGATACCAAATATCTAACTGTCGCATATCTACGTTCGGGCTTATCAAAGTAAAGAGCCCACCAGCTCCATTCGGCTGATAGGCTCTCTGATTGAAACGGTCGATGATAAATTGAGCGCGACCCTCGTTGAACCGAACATCATCCATAGCTGCCAGCCCAAGACTGACAACCATGCTCCAGAACCATTGTCCCACTCGGTTTCCTGCTTCAGAATCTGCCATGATATGCTCTTCGATGCGGATGGAAAGCCCCACCATCATCTCCAATATACTACATGGCATCCCGCTCGTTGCACTATTCAACGCTGCATATGGGATACTTTTTTCCTGAGCGAATCGGTAGCGCAGGTCTCGCCCATCCTCAGCACGGCTCGCATCCATCTCACAAGATGGAATAAAGTCTTGCTGAAATAAAAACGCAAGCAGCTTGTGGAAAGAAAGGTTTCTGGGTTCCCATCTTCCGCAAACCGTTTCACGCAGCCAGTCAAAATACTGACTGGTCATATCGTTGAATATCATTCATACTCCTCTCCGGAGTTAGGATACAAGTCCGCATACTTATTGCGCACCTTCAGAACTTCGTAGTCCTTCCGGTAGTTGTGATTGCGGACATGGACAAGATCAGGCTCTTCTGCTCCAAAATTATCCAGAGCCTTAGGGCCAATCACCTTTTCAATGTCCTCTACCCTGCTCCCATCACTATCATAAGTCAGGATGCCGTCTACATAGTAGGTCAGGAAGCTGGTTTCGTAATCGTCCTCGTTACCGAACTCTTCGCTCGGAATGATCTCAATAGCCTCCATCGGCTCATGGGTCGGCTTCTCAGAATCTTCCTCCTGACGATACGGGCCGCTCACGAGATCGTACGCCTTTTCGTTCGCCCGCTGCTCGATGGTCGTATCCAGTTCCTGCTCACGCTGCTTAAAATGGTTCCGAGCGTCCTCGACCAGCACATCTGCCTGCTTCTTGTAAGTATCGCGCATCAGGAAGTGCATCGTGGCAACACCAGCAGCAAATCCGCCTACAAATATCAAGGCATCACGCATCAGTTTTTTCATTAGTTTCTTCTCCTTTAATCGTCATCATGGTGAAGGCCAGTCCTCCAAAAAAGAGCGAAACACTCATGAGGGCCCCTCCAACCAGATGCCGCTTTCGTTTCGTGTCGGTCAAATAATCGAGGAATAAAAACACCGATTCCAAACCGTCCATATCTGCTCCTTACAACATTCTGGCAATTTCCTCAACCATTTGACTCCACTCATGACCATAAATCATGCAACGAGTATCGAACATGCGCGGATTTTTCTTTTTTGCATCTTCCGTAGCAACGGGCACATCGCAATTAAGTTCAATCCCCCGATTCGCGAGTTTATCGTTAAGAAAATCGTCAAACACTTCAACGATTTCACGTGCTTTCGTATACTTATCGTCCATCTTGCTCCTCACTCAGAAAGAACTGCCAGACCGGATACGAAGCACACTCCGGCCATGGCTGCAAATACATAGGAAAGAGTCTTTACGTATCTGGTCATAGCTTGTCCCTCCAAAATATCAGTTAGATTTTGTCGATGATGATGCCATCACAGTTGAAGTGCAGAATGACAGAACGCTCCTCGCCACGGAGGAAACTCTTCAGTGCCTCATCGCTCGATTCAAAGCTCGTGAGGCCGAAATCCACATGGTTGTGCAGCGAAGTGTCGTTCGGATTGTATACCCAGCCAACGACCTGGCCAGTAGGAGTGCGCAGAGATTGACCACCGTGCGTACCAATCATGGTGAGCACCTCATTCAGGAACAGATGCCCCTGAGAACGCAGTTTCTTGTTCGCTGCAGACTCCATGAGGAGCAGATAGTTCCGATTCAGGTCGGCATCCCGCTCCCACGTATCCACAGTTTCATCGAAAATCAGAGTGCATGGATCATCTGCCTGTTCAGCGATATCCTTGTACTCTTTGATGACCTCCTCTACACCGTTCTCATCGACCTTCTTGGTTTCGACCTCCACGGCCTTAACGTTCTGCTCCAGTTCATGCTGTACTCGCTCGCCAAAACGGTCGGCGACGCGGTTCTTATAGCCGTTGAAAGACTGCTCCAGCGCGATGTAGGCAGCCGTCAGCGTTGCATTCCGCTTCGTCATGATATGATGACTGCCGAACATGCAACCGATAGATGCTGCACCCAGACCAATCGCAGGTGCATACACCTTTGCGAGCTTCATACTGGTCTTAATGTAAGTCGTGGCGATGTCCTTCGTCAGGTCTTCCTTCGTGTAAGTCTCACCTTCCGACAGCTGAATTTCCCCGGAGTCCACCTTATCTTTAGTCTCGTGGATTTTCTCCACATTGGCCTTGTGCTCGGCCAGAATATACTGTGCCTTCAGGGTTGCCTTGCAGGCCAGAACGGTTGCAGTTACGCCACCGATTGCAGCGCCAACCACCATGATGGTCGGGCTTGCTTTCTTCAGCTTGAATGCAGTCTTAGACAACATCTGCGTTGCCTTAGTCATGATTTCTTCTTTTTTCATAAAATATCAGTCCTTTCAATTAGTTCAGAGGAACAGGTTTCGGAAATACGATAGTGTAGCCGCCCGGAACGCCCTTGATAGATGCAGGCCCAAGGTCATACCAGCCATACTTGCAGTCCTGATAATCACGAGCATCACGGGTAATTCCCACAACATCGTAAAAATCAGCAATCGTGACCTGCCCGTATTCGTGGAGCGCATGGCCCATCTCGTTCAAAACATCATTTGCATCGGCATAGCTATCGAAGGTGATGTTCTGCCAGTCCAGCCGGTTCGGGCGATAGTTGTTCTGCGGAGGACGGCTCTGGTTTGCATTTGCGTAGTAGCTGCTATAGCTGTTACGCTGCTGAGAATATCCGCTCGTATTGGTGCGGGAACGATCAACACCGAACAGTGCGATATTGACCGCAGAGCACACCATGTTCTTGATACCGGGCAGAATATAATCCGTCCACAGCTTTTCGCGAATCGTCTGCAGGTCTTCTGCGAGAAAGTTATGCGCCAGCTTCTGGATCTCGCTCTCCTGCTTGATGGTCACCTTACCGGTCGTGACCTTTTTCAACTGTTTCTTAGGCGGTTCGCCAGTGGAGTTGATGCTGCTGGAAGGCATTTCGATTTTAGCCATTAGCCATACCCTCCTCTGCGTACTGGAGGATGGTTTCGCCGATATCCTTTGCGGTCTCAGGCAACCAGGCAGTGCCAAAGGTCTTGCCGGTCGTCTTGTCTGTAATGCTGATGATAACCTTTTTCACACCCTTGATAGTGGTTCCAGTGTCCACATGGAGCCGGTAATCCTTCAGAATATCCTGATAGTGCTTCTTAAACATCACCTTGATGTAAGCCTTACCCCCGGCAATGCCAACAGCCACACCCGCAGCAAAGATACCACCGATTACTGCAGCCTTTTTCCAGTTGAACTTTTTGTCGTTTTTCTTTTCCATGGTAATTCTCCTTTGTAAAAATAAAAGGAGCCGCAGATTTCTCCACGGCTCCATCACGGTTGTCCAACAGATTATTCTTCGTCGGTTTCCACCACTTCGGTCACTTCTGCTTCGATGGGCTCGTCCTTCGCCTTCTTGCTGTCAATCCAGTTCTTTGCCTTGTAGCACAGCGGAACGAGTACGTGCTTGCAGAGCAGCTCAGCGCCCTTGTAAGCTGCGGCACCAGCCAGCATGAATACTGCCGTCTTGCCAAAGCTACCAGATGCGCTCGACATCTCCGCATGGTTCTCGTCCACACTGGGCACCAGGTTATCGACCTCCGGCATTGCATCCGTCAGGTTCTCAGTCATAGCGTCCATGTTGTTCATCATTTCGTTTTCCATAGTGATTCTCCTTTAATTAAAATATAAATGTTGGAGTATACCTCCATAATAGTCGGTGAAATTTTCGCGAATCAATAGCCCAGCCACTTCGGAGGCGTGCTGTAGTCCAGAACCATGCAAGGCATTCCGTCCTCGTCCAGCTTGGAACTGTAGAATGTTTCAATGGTCAGCGTGGAATCCGTATCCCAGCCCAAAAGGTCGCCGTTCTTGGTGTGCTCCAGTCCCAGATAATCGAACAGGTCATTCTGGGTCACACGAAAATCGCTCAGGAGCTGCTTGTTCAGGCCGTTCATCGCCCGATCCAGTGCATTTACGGTCGTCTTGAAATATCTTCCAGAGAAGCTTTCATAGCACTCGACCAGCTGGTCATAAGACGCGTCGCGGGCTGCCGGTACAATAACCGGCGTTTCTTCCGGCTGCTTTGCCATCTTGTCGAGGGTGATGGTCTGGCGAAGTTCCTTCTCCTTATCCTCGCCGATGGTTTCCACGACTTTCTCCTGATACTGTTTCAGAGCGCTTTCGCTCAGAGAATACGCGGCCGCCAGAGCTGCATTGCGCCGGTCGTTCTCATTCATGGCACCAATCATGCAGCCTGCAGATACTACCATGGAAATCGCCGTAGGAATATAAGCCGGAGCAGCCGTCTTTACGATGGTTTTCACATCCAGCTTCTCCGTGCCAAGTTCCTGCTTCTTCTCATCGAGCAGGATCATCGCCTTGGGAGTTGCCTTGACGGCGAAAACCACGCTCGTGACCATGCCTGCAATGCTGCCGCAGACCAGGATTTTGGGAAGGTTCTTTTTAATACCCTTTCCCACTTTCTTGCCAAATGTTTTCAGGTTCATTTTTCATACCTCCGTAAAATATAAAAGAAAGAGCCACAGATTTCTCCGCAGCTCTTCGCTTCTTAATAGAGCCTATCCTCCGCACAATGGCGGTTTTTGTATGCTCCTCTCCTTCTTACCGGAGCAGGGTCATCCGTCAACCAGCTGTAGAGCCGAATCGGCTGCAGGAGCAAGTACCAGATCAGCGCATCAAGTGCGCTAAGCATCGCTCGTCCCAGCACCTTTAAGGCACCCAGCACCTCAGAATCCACCTGCTTGAAGTATTCGCGATCGAACATAATTTTTACCTCCAATTCTTTTAGGATTTCTCCATAATAGCGTTGGAAATTTTCGCGATTAGAGGTTCTTTTCCGACAGTTGCTTGCGAACTTCTTCCTGAACCATATCCCGCAGGTCGTCCTCGGTCTTCTGGTCCTCGATCAGGTCATGCCCGAAGCCCATGATTGCGCTTGCTGCCAGCATTGCCATAGATGCAACTTTCCACCAGTTAATGTTCTTCATAAATATTAAACTCCTTTAACTTAAATCATTGTTTATTGGCAATAAAAAATCCCACCTCAGCAATCCAATGCCAAGGTGGGAACGATTTTAAGTATATTATATTTTCTGGCCCGTTCGCTTTTTGTCAATCAATTTATAAATCGATTCCAACGAACTCTGTATATCTTGCCTAAACTTTTTCTGATCTGTGGGATGGTTTCCAGCTTCTACAATCATGTCTTCAAGATTTCCAGATTGCTTTGTCAATTCCACAAAAAATTCATTATCATCATATTTATAGAACAGCGCCGAAACATTCATTTCGCTTAATATATCACAAAATTTATTACCATTTCGTAGATAGCCATCACCACCAAAATCAAGTGCCGTTCTAGCTCGTGGAATCTTTTTTATAAGATACTCATCAAAAATTGTACTACAATTAGCCGAACGAATGGCCGCAGCCGCTGATTTGTTCGCTGTGCTGGCGGCGTAAATGGACACTAAAATTGCAAGCCCTGATAAAATAGCAGAAATAACTTCAATCATCCATTTACACATCCTTCACATAAGCATTAGCCGATCCAAAATCGTTTTCTTCGGGTCAGAAATCTTGGGTGCAATAACATCGAAGTTCTTTTCCATTCCTTCCCTGCCAATTTCGGTATAAATCTTTCCAAAAAAGCCCTGAATAAACGAAGATGCCAAATAATCAATTTGTTCAGGGAAGACAATTGTAAACGGCTCATTCAAATTGATATGACCATCGACTTGCGCATCAAACAGCTTTCTTCCATAGCTGTTTCCTGCAAGTTTTGTCAAACTCCGATCCTTTATTTCTAGTGATATCATTTGTTTACTCATAATGCATCCTCCGTTTCCATCACGAAATTCAGATTGTATGCGGTTCCAGGAAAGTATATTGGGAATGGCAGAAAAACATTTTTGTCTGGAATACAGTGCTGAAAATCATGCACTCGATTCATCCCAACCCAATGATCCGAATCATATTCCAAAAGCGACTGTATGAATTGCATTTTTCGTCGTCCAGACAAGACATAACAATTGTCACTGTCTGCTTGGGCCTCTAACCATTTAATCAAGGCCGGAAGACCAGTTCCTCCAGTCAAGTATTCGTTTGGTCTACCTGATATACGGTCTTGAAAAGCACTCAGCATGAAAAATTCATCGTCACCATAGCCTTTCCCGAAAAACCTTCTATGATGCAAGTAAATTTCACGCAATCGCCAATACCGTGCACTATCATTTGTATTACTTATCTCACTATTAGTGCATAGCTTTGTTTGAATCTGGGACGAAAGTAGGGTTGGTGAAAAGTTTACAACGCAAATATTCACTCCATAATATTTCGGACCTGTTGGATTGTTTCGACGAACATAATTGTGAGGAGTAACATCAATATCAAGGAAGCAATCCGAACAACTGTGCTCAATTGCATTTCCAACCAGTTCCACCGCAACTTCAGCAAGAGAATCGCTACGTTCCTTTGTGATGCCTAGTCCCTCAAAGAAAAGACAGAGCGTCGTAAAAGCTGAAGACAATGTTTCATCATCGTTTTCATTTGTTGAAAAAAGCTTGCGATAATAGTTTTTTCCGACTCCAAATCTGAATTGTCGAACAAAATCCATCCCTGAACGATTTGGTTCTCCAAAAACATGCAGGGGAGAATGATCAATACCATCAGTGAATATGTTCTTTTCCTTCTTATTATAGAGTAGCCTTACAGATATACCATGATCTGCAATAATGTGCTCCAAGTAACACTCTAGCAGAACATACGTAAACTTTTCGTCGAAAGCCCCATTCGGAAATGCAATGGTAATAGACGAAACTTGACTATTGTTGTGAACGGTAAAAAAGATACCTGCAATAAGCGCCGAAATCGTATCAATCGTTAGTAAGCTCTGGTTCCCATGAAACATACAAGATTCGCCATCTGGCGAAAAAACAGGAACAAGAGCACTAATTGAGGTTGCATTCCGAAGTTGCTTCTCAAGGAGGGTCACATTCTTCATATTAGCCACCAGCTATTAACTTTTTTGCCTCTAATCATACTGACACACTATGATACCACCTACGGTCATTATAGCACATATTATGTCCACTAACAACAAAAATCCCTGTATCTTTCCTATTTATTTTGAAATTTGACTTTTATTAGCAGATCTTAAAACGGTGTATCCTTGCTCGGATCATAGTTCAAATAGTCGTCGATGGGTTCCTGATAAGCCTCTACATAGCAGACTTCCAGCCCATCATCTGTTTTCTGTTTGAGATAGCTGAAGTCGATCCAGAAATATTCCCAATCGGCTGCAAGATAATCGGCACACCACCCCATCAAATCACCTTCCGGAATATAATCCAGCCCAAGGTAATTGTAGAGGTCATTCATCGAGGCATATCCATTCAGGGCAAAGTCGCGGTTCAGGCTGTAAAATGCCTCCAGCAGGGCAGCCTCCGTGGCATGAAAATATCTTTTCGAGATAGGTTCGTAACAGAGCAGCTTATCTTCAACCATGTCTGAGGTAGGTTCTTTGAGTACCGATCGAGCATCCTTATAGATTTCTTTCTCATGCTCGGCACCAACATGTTCTGCAACTTCCCTGCGGTACTCCTGATACGCCTTTCCAAGTGCCATGTAGCCAGCGGTCAGGCTTGCAATCTGCTTCTTGTTCAGCGCATTGGAACCGAGGATACATGCGATGGTCCCTGCACCAAGTGCCGCGGCAGGCAGATAAAACTTCCAGCAGTCCTGTACTTTTTCTTTCATGGTATACGCAGGCTCTGCAGAGTTCATCTCAATAAGCTTCTCTGCCTTGATACTCGCCTTACCCGTTTCGATGGCAGTCAACACCACTCCCACGGAAGCGCCAATTGCCAAGATTGTCCCGCCATTCTTTTTCAAAAACCGGGACGCGGATTTCATAAGGTTCATAAACTTCTCCCTTCAAATATAAAAGACAAAGAGCCGCAGATTTCTCCACGGCTCTGAGCCTGTCATCAACAATTTCTCATCTTTTCACCAAGGCTGGCGAAACAGTCTGTAAAGATTTCAAATACTTTCTGGTCACGCTTGCAATATTTGCTGTTGATTTTCGCATTGATTGCATCTGCGGCCGCATAATTCCCATCCAGAACCATGTCGTTCCAAATATGGGCTATAGCATACGGACCGGTAAAACGCATAATTTGATCAATAGCACATAATACCGCCGTGCATACCAGAATCACTTTTACCATCTTTTTCATAATTTCATGCCTCCAAAATGTAATTTTGAGATTTCATATCTCCATAAGATGGCATGAATTTTTCGCGTCAGCAGATTCCTGCCTTCTTCAAAATATCCATGAGGTCGGCCTTCGGCATCTCGGCATCCAGTTCCAGATGAACCTTCACCTTCTGCTCCTTATCAGACCATTCGGCTCGAATATCATCCAGATTGACCGTGATACCGTACTTCTGTTTGGCAATCGCCTTGTTGATAGCCAAAGAAATGATTCGGCGCATAAAGCTTGACCGGATAAGCATTAAGTCCTCCATGATGTTCTTCTCCTCATACGATTTATTTAAACTCGTTTATAGTCATGCAATTCCGGGCACTCGTCTTCTTCGCAGTCCGTCACGGCCCATTCGTCACACCAATCGATGTCTTCTGTATCCTGACAATCCGCAATCTGCATTGCTTCTGCAGGAGTTGCGGCCTCAACCCAGATAGTGCCAGTTCTAACTACTGTAACTGCATATTTCATTGTTCTTCTCCTTATACTTTCTTTTCGGTTTCAAAATTCAGCCGATTTCGCTTCGATGCGTTGACGATGGCCCTCGGATAAACTGCCGCAAAAGCGATAGGCACAGTATCGTTTCGGAGAAAGATACGCTCCTGACGCTGATGAACCCCTGCATGAATATCATTTGTCTCAATGTAGTCTTTCAGCGCTTGAATAATATTACGCAGAATCATGCGCTCGTCGTCATCAATCTTGACCTCCATGAGAAAGAATCCGCCGAGCATAAAGTGATCTACAATTTCTTTGATGGCATCCTTGTTAACAGTTCTGTCGATATTTACCGGTTTATCGCACAGCTGTTTCATTGCGGTGGGCGTAATAAACTCCAATTTCATAGTTCTTCTCCTTTTATTTTAGAATAAAAAGACAAAGAGCCGCAGATTTCTCCACGGCCCCGTGCCTTATGAGTTACTTCGTCCAGCCTTTCATTCTGTAGTAGTCATTCAGTTTCTCCAGAATTGCCCAGCCCTCATCTTCGCCGAACATTGCAGTCATGGCATCAATGGTAGCATTCGACTGCATACTTTTACCTTGGCTGTATCCTTTGTGCCATCCAGCTTTATAGCCATGGTCATGAACACAGCTGCCGTAACCGTAAAACATGAGAATGCACCCAATCAGTTCCATAGCTCCATGTACGACATCGCGCTTGTTAATTTTGATTTTCATAGTAAACCTCCATAGTATGAATTTCCGAGATGTAACTCACCTCATAAAGTAGTTTGATTTTTTCGCGACTAAATCAAACTCCTATCAAATACTGTCTCCCAACGTTCTTTTTTCAGTGGTTTCATGCGTAAGGCCCACATGATTTGACGGACTGTGACGGTGGGATAGCAGCCATTCACATCTTTTTTCTTTGCATGGTGGTCAAAATATTCCTTGAAACCAGCGTGCAGATAGATTTTGTCGTTCAGCCATGGGTCAATAGCGCTCCATGTGGTGGATTTCGTTTTCTCGTTAAAACGTTGTTGGATAACGCAAAGGCCTTTTTCGTGGTCCAAATATAATGTACTGATGCGATAGACCGGATGATTGCACCGGTACGTTTGACCATAGTAGTTCGTCCAATTTTCAGGTGGTAGATTATGGTATCTCATAAAAGAAAGAGAGGCTGCGGAGAAATCTGCAGCTTCTCCTGTCCCTCCTTTATACAGACTTTTTTCCGTAATCCTTGTAGATCGTCTTGCCGTCCCGATAGCGGTCGTCGAACACCTGCACACCGCCTGCCGAACAAATTGCCCAGAACCGGTCATGGTGAATCATCAGAAATGCCCCCAGAGCGGTCGATGCAATACCAGCTACGACTTTCGCCACTTCGGTTTTCCAAGCCTTCTCTGCCTTGTCTGCTTCGATTCTGAGTTCATTTGTCTTCATCTGAAGCTCATCCTCTCGTGCATTCTTGTCAGCCAGGTTTGTTTTTTCCTTAACGCGAATTTCGTAGAACTTTGCAGCGCACTCGTAGGCAGCCTTGTACTCATCGCTTCCCGGTGTCAGATCCTTAATTCGTTCAAGCTCGTGCTTAATTGTTTCGTCCATCAACTTTTCGTTCTGGACTGCATTCAGTTCTTCCATTTTGATTATCTCCTTTTAAGTCAATATTTGGAGTTTTCTCCATTAAACAGAATGTTTTTCTCGCGGCTTCAGTTTACTCACCTTGCTCACTTTAAGAATAACATACTGTTTATCGGCAAAGTCTACGGATTCCCCACCCAAGTTCAAGAATAGACTTGGGTTCTCGTTCTCGTCTGCCTGAGCAACGATAAGGGAGCCAATCGTTTCGGCCTCGTAGTCAATCTTCCACCGAACAGCAGAACCAACCACGAAGCCAATGGTCGCACAGATAAGCCCCAGACCAATGATGATGTACATTTTCAAATCTCCTTTGTAATAGAATAATGGATAAACCGGTCGTGTGCGTGATGAAAATAAAAGGAGCCGCAGATTTCTCCACGGCTCCCTTACGCCTTAAATGTCGTTTCTGATCAAGAACAGGTCGTTACGATTGCAAGCAGGTCTCACAATCCCTTTTGCCCGAATCAACGCGATTGCATTGGCATAAGCCGTGCGTGCACTTTGAGCGTTCTTGTACTCGCCTATATCAATGTACATGACTTTCTGGTTGCTCTCGATGAATACGCGGATCTTGTCCATTGCGCTCACATAGCCTCGATCATAGGTAGTCTTTACTCGTTTGCTCATAATAAATTCTCCTTTCAATTTTCAGAAGACATCCTTCCATAATAGAATACGAAAAGTTCGCGTTGGCTAACCTAGAATAAAAAAGAAAGAGAACGGGAATCGAACCCGTAACCTCTGCATTCCAGCAGCGCTCTACCAATTGAGCTATCTCCTTCCATAAAAGAAGATGAAAATTTCGCGAACAAAAAGCAGAGGGCGTGTTTTTAATTTACTTATTGCCTTTTGCCTTGTCAGAATCCAAATTTTCTCTTGCCTTTTGCAGCTTGATGTATGCCACATATGCTTCCATGGTTGTCGCCACCAAGCAAATTGCAGCACTGCCAGCTTTCATAAAAGGTACAGTCCCTAAAAGTTTCTTTCCAATGACATATCTAGCTTTCATAGTATCATCCTCCAATATGCCCTCTACTTCCATAAAGGAAGATGAAAATTTCACGAACAGGCAAAAGAAAAAGAGCCTGTGATTTCTCACAAGCTCCTGTATGGGTAAGCATCAATCTTTTATCGCTGCTTCAAACTCTTCCACGGTCATCTCTACACGTGGCGCAGCATCTTCAACTTTCAGAAGGCCATCTCGTACCAGCCCAGCCAAAATATCAATCTCAACCTTGTGCTTGGCGATTTTCTCTTGGGCAAGTTTCTGTTCACGCTCAACGCGGTCACGCTCAACCGGACATTTTTTCACGCATTCAGGATAGCTCGGTTCTCCACAGGAGTTGCACATCAAGCAATGTCGTCCCAAATCTGGAATATCTTCCTGAAATTCTTTGATATAGGTCGTCCATTTTCCGTTTTTCTTTACAGGAACAATCATGTGTGATGTCACTTGCATACCCTTTGCCTCCTTTTCTTTATTATAGCATGGGTAAAACAAAAGCAAAAGACCATGTTTCAGATCTTTTGCTCCCCAGAATACTGGTTTAGGAAATCAACGTCTGGTAGCGTTCATTCAGCTTTGCCATAGTGGCTTCGTCTGCCATAACTTTGACGTGGAACTCCATTCGGTTCTTAGCGTTAATCACGCTTTCAACAACCAAACCTTTGTAACCTTCGTCATACAGCATTCTTAGGCAAATGCCAAGCTGTCTGTCGCTTCTTGCCAGAAGGTATTCCATAGCGTTCACCTCCTTCCATAAAAGAGGCAGAACTTTTCGCGTTGAAAAAAAGAAGAGCCGCAGATTTCTCCACGGCTCCTTTTCCATTAGCAAGATAATTCTACCCAACAGTGGTATTGTCCACAAGGCAGCGCATCATGATGTGGATGCTTCATCTTATACGGGCATTGGTCGCAGTTCATAATGTTGTTAGAATCTGCGAGGAATTCTCGTATTAGAGCATTATCACTTCCGTCACGTTTCCATTGTATATGCTTCCACTTTTCATTAGGCATAGTTAATCACCTCCATAAAGTATGAAGAACTTTTCGCGTCACTGCCGTTCCTTGCTCAGGAGCCAAAAGAAATAATGGTAGAACTTGTAGTACGTTTTTCTACAGCATGGGCATCCGTTGGCTCTCAGCGCATCATAGCAGACTTCTTCTGTTACACCTCTTAAAACATATGGAGCGATTGCAGGTTCCAGTTTTGCTACACAGTGGTCGATAATATCAATGTGCGTCGAATAGTAGGCTCGTATAATTGCCTGCCGCTCTGTCGAGCTTTCCGGGAGTGTTCCTCTTACAATTCCGGAGACTTCATGACTGTTCGATTCCCACCCGTTGACTTGCTCCAAAGCCTTTTTCCAGTCCGGGTACTGCAAGCAAAAGTTTTTCAGCTCATAGTAGCGGTGCTTGGTTATGTAGAAGGGGCTTTTCTTGGAGAGTTCTGGTTTTTCGTTACGCAATTTTTTCATGGACTGGGATTTCCTTTCTAATTTTGTTCAGAAAGGATAATACTGTCCAAAATGGTCGTGTGCGTGCCCCTTTTAATATTCTTGCTGATGAATTATGCCAAGGTGAAGTAAATCATTTAACCTAGAATAGAATTTGAAGAGTAAAAATCAGATAATTTTGCTAAGCGGACTATGCTTTCGGTACATTTCAGCAAGGTCATTTTGAGTGATGTCCAGATATGCTTGTTCTGTCACAGTCACGCTACTATGTCCTAATAACCTACTAAGTGTATAAATATCCCCACCACTCATAAGGAAGCGCTTTGCAAAGTTGTTTCGGAAAACATGCGGGTGAATGTCATTTAGCCCTATCCGCTGGGCATACTTGCGAACATTGGCCTCGAAATTGCTCACCTGTATTCTCTTACCTTTATTCGTGCAAAACAGGAAATCGCTATCACGGTAACGGTCTTTATACTTTATCCACCGTTGAAGCTGTGTTGCCATCTTATCCGAGAAAAACACATAGCGCGCTTTCTTGCCTTTTGTGTTGTCTGCTGGTAGGCTAATGCACCGCTTCACCATGTCTAAATCTGTCACTTCAATCAGCAAGCATTCATTTACTCTCATGCCTGTATCGAGTAGAAGCTGAATGATGATGGAATCGCGGTATTCGCTAAAGCTCGCACTATTCATGCTCTTCAGCAGTCGCTTGAAATCTTCATCCGAAACGAACTCCAATGGCTTTCGTTCTACTTTAGCAAAGTCGCCTTTCTTCACAGGTGAACGGAGAATCAGTTCCTCTTCCACGCACCAATTAAAGAAAACTCGCAGGTTCCGCAGATAGTTGTTGATCGTTACGTCCGACACTCGCTTTCCAAAATCAACTCTCCGGTCCGGATAGTTTCCGCTGTTCGGATTCGTAGTAACCGTGTACTTTCCGCGTTCCTTAATGCTCTTTATGTAGCCCTGTATCGCAAGATGGGTGATTTTCTCAGTCAGTAAAATCCCCTGCTCGTCCACATACTGCATGAAGAGCCTAAGTGTCTGTTCGTAGCTGTTGATGGTTTTCGTGCTCAGCCCTTTCAATCCACAGTGCTCAATGAACATTTCAATATCTCTTGCCAACATAAAAGAAAACCTCCTGTACACATCGGGCACTACACCCAATAAATACAGGAGATTTATCGCCATTCGTTTAACTTATTTATCGCTATGAGAGCATAATTCTACATTTTTTATAGCGATAAGCAAAAGCCGCGATTCCAAAGATTCCAATTTATGCCTTTAAATATCACCTATATACGTCACTTAC